GATCCGCACAGAGTAGTTTGTACCGGCGAATCTTTGAGTCCACTGCACACAAGCGCGCTATCAGCGTTTCTGAAGTCCCCCAACGTTACAGCGGAGGACATAAGGCATTGTACGAACGCGCAGTAGAGCATCTGCGCAAGAACAGTAAGCTTGAGACTTACGGCGTTCCCTCCGTTAAGTGGGGGGAGCGCTGCGCACCCGACTTTGAGGCCAAAGCCGGACGTCCGCGTAGTATAATCATGCAATGCGTCAGGAATGAAAATAATGGTGAGTGGTTGCCAGCACCAATCGCCGTGGAATTGCCAGGCCGGCTGCTCGTTGAAGAAGGTCTTCACGAGTTACGCAACCCCAATGGGACGCGACAGTGTGCCTCCGGGCGCACACTCCACGAGCGAGCAACAGACATCAAGAACATGTTTCCTGTGGGAGGTTGTTGCATCAGTATCGACGCCGCTTCGTTTGACGGTTCGTTAGGCCATTTGGCCCGTATCGAACGCGAGGAATTCCTCGTTTATGCCAAACGTAAGAGGTTCTACCGACGCCACCTCCAGCAAGTCATTGAGCAGCAGAATAGCTTGAAGCTTCATAACCGCGACGGTTATCGAGGTGTACTCAAGCTCAACCGAGCAAGCGGCACCGCCGGCACATCCGCCGGCAACAAGTGTGTCATGCTCGCGGCTTTGATTGCCGCATGCGGGCCCGCATACACGATGGGGCTCGTTTGGTTCTACTGCGATGGAGATGACACGCTTATCTTCCTGTCCCCGGAACTGACTGAAAAGTTTGACCGAGCGGACGACGATACGCAGGGTCCCTCGCCCGAGTTCCGCAGTTGGATGCGGCGCTGCGGGCAACTTGGATTGAGTATCACGCTAGAGAACACCGCCCGCTCGTTCAGCGAGGTGTTGTTCTGCAGATCTAAACCCGCGTTGTCAAGAACGGGGTGGATGATGTGTAAGATTCCATCTTCTGCGTTTCAAAACATGACTTGCATCGTCCGACACTTCAGGAGCCCACAACTGCCAACATATCTCAGCACCCTTCGACAGGGATTCTGCAAGATGTGGGACGGAGTACCCGTCCTTGGCAGTATGGGCCGTATTTACCCCGACAACGGTAAGGTAAATCTCTCGTTGTTGTCAACAAATGGTGCCGAAAGGTGGATAGCCAAAGATCCACCAAGGAGTGGGGCGACAGCCCCAACCACCCCAAAATCCCTTCCCCCTCCGCCCACTGATGAAGCTCGAGCAGCCTTCACCGATGCCTTTGGCATCGGAGTGGATGAACAAGTCCTTCTGGAAGGTCTCTTCGAAAAGATCGGAGAGGACATGAAGGCGGCCGTCCGAGACTATGCTCCAGTCGCGGTCGGCGACCTCAGAATTACGGTTTCCTGAGGTGCGGAGAGACAGAGTGGACGATACGTCGTCTTATCCACGGAGAGTAGATCTCCGACTAGGTTGGTCGCCTAGTGATTCTACGGAACTCATATTGTCTCTTCTGCATGAAAGCGCC